GGTCGGGCCGCCAGGTCGGGAAGAGGAAGGGCTGCCAGCGACCGCGGCGCTCGGTCAGAAAGGCCTTCCACCACTGGCGGTCCGACGGCGAGTCGATGCGCCACGTCCCCATCCGTCGATGCTTCGCCCGCCCCCACGCCGTGTCGCTCGTCATGGTCGCCCCGTTGTCGAGGAACTCGACGCCGGCGCCGAACACCTCGGGCGTCTCCTTCTCCTGGAACGGCCGCCGGTCGAGCACGGTGTACCCGTCGAACGTCGTCAGGGCCGGGGCGCCCGCCCCCCCGAGCGCACGCGCCCCGGCCCGAGCCGTGAACCGCCACCGGGAAGCGTTCACCGGATAGCGGCCGATCGTCTGCCCGTCCTCGAAGCGCACCGTCTCCACGGGGAAGATCAGCGTCGTGTGGGCCGGGAAGTAGCCGCCGACCGGCGGCGAGCTGACGACGTTGATGGTGCCGCCCGATGAGCCCGTGATCGTCGTCGTGTACGCCGATCCCGACGGGCCCCGCACGTAGATCCGCCGCCCGTTCTCGATCCAGTCGGACTTCGACGCGGCGTCCGCGCTGATGTAGATGGTCCCGCCGGTCAGCTCGACGATCGCCGCGACCGCCTCGTGAGGGAGCGGCAGTTCGTAGGTGCCATCGGCCGAGGCGCTGAGGAGCTGGCGGATAGTGCGCGTGTCGGCGTCGTCGAGGAGGAACGAGCCGTCGAACTTCTGCCGCGGGTGCGTGAGCGTGGCCCGACGCTGCTCGGTCCCGTCGTAGGCCACAAGCACGTCGGTGCGGTAGGAGAGCGTCCAGCGGAAGCCGGTGGCGGCGTCGGGGATGCGCGAGGTGCCGAGCTCGGCCGGAGCCGGTTGCTCGTCGAGGCCGAAGAGGTAGTCGCCGACGGCGAGAGCGACCTGCTGCGAGTCGCGGCCGGAGCCCGGACGAGGGATCGCCGCGCGGGCGAAGCGTCGCCCACCGAGCAGCGGCCAGCGTCCGAGGGTCGACGAGGCCACCGGGTCACCGCTCGATGTACTGGACGTTCCCGCCCGACACGTTCACGGCGGTCGTGCCCTGCGGCTGCCAGGCGAGGAAGGGCACGGAGCCGTCGAACAGCCGCGGGATGCCGAGCTGGTCCCACGCCGCCTCGACACGCCCCGAGGCAACGAACGGCAGCGAGGCGAGGTGGCGAAGGAGGAGGAGGTGGACGGTGCCCGAGACGAGCGAGGTGCCCAGCGTGATCGACTGGATCGATCGCACGCCCCGGTCGCCGGCCTGGAGCATGAACGGCACGAGGGTCCCGGCGGCGGCGGTGGCCGGGAAGCTCGGGATCGTGCCGGTGCGGCCGGCGGTGCCGTCGCTGTTCGTGTAGCTGATGGTGCAGTTCGTGATGGCGCCGCCGTTGCCCGTCGACGACGACACCTCGAGCGCGGCGAAGACGCCTTCGCCGAGGGCCGCGCCGTTCACGTCGCGCGGCGGCGCGGCCGCCGGCGTGATCGCCTGCGCGCCCGTGGTCGTCGAGACGATGGAGCTGTTGTGCCAGAGGCGATCGAGCAGGAGGAGGGCGCCGGCCTGGTCGCACGCCGCGGCGAACCGGCCCAGCCGCTTCACGTTGCCGGCCGCCGCCTTCACGAACGGGATCTGACCCGTCACCTGCGTCGGGTCGCTCGAGAGCGCGGCGCCGTTGAGGCCNNCCTTGGAGACGGGCAGAGGGCCGCCGCCGGCCGCGAGGCCGTATGCGATGTCGTCGACGGTGAGAACGTCAGCCATGGTGGGTCTCCTGTCAGCGGGCGAGGGCGCCGCGCAGCTTGCCGGTGTGCTTGGCGAAGATGTCGATCACGACCTGCTCGCCCTCGGACGAGCGGAGGAACGTCGCCACGAGCGCGTTCGGGTCGCCGGCGAGCGTGATGGAGAGCGGCACCGAGACGCCGCCGCTGGGCGCGTTGCTGTTGGCGGCGAGGCCCGGGTTCGTGACGGTCACGATCTCGCCGGGGGTCGCGCGGAAGAAGACGCCCTGCGAGTCGGGGCCGCCGGTGCCGCCGACCCGGAATTGACCGCCGCCGGCGAAGTTGCCGCCGGTGATCAAGCCGGCCAGTAGCCCGCCCATCGACGTGAGAGCAGGTTGCCCGCCGGCACCAGTCGTGCCGAACCCGGCCTGCACCGCCTGGAGGAGCAGCATCTTCGCGATCAGGAGGGCGATCTCCTTGAGCAGGTTCTGCACGATCTGGCTGAAGTTGTTCTCGAAGGCGATGGCCGAGCGCAGCGCCTCATCGAAGGCGCCCGCGAACTCGTTCTTCATCGCGCCCTCGAGCTCCATCATCGGACGCTCGAAGTCTTCCTTGGCCTTGGCGGCGACCTCGCGTTCGACCTCGGCCAGCGCACGCATCTTCTCGCGCACGTCCTGCAGGAGCTCGAAGCGTTCCTGCGCCGCGTTGGCGGCCTTTGCCTCTGCCTCGGCGCGCTGGTCGGCCGCCCTGGCCGCCGCTTCCTCCGCCCGCACAAGCTCGTCGAGCTGGCCCCACTGCTCGGAGGTCAGCTCGACGCCCTTGCCGCGCAGGTCGTTCTCGATCTCGAGGAGCCGGGTCGTTCGATTCCGAACCTCCTCGCTCTGTCCGAGTAGGACGATCTCGCGCTCGATCTCGCGCACCACGGCCGCGTAGGGATCCAACTGGTCGCGGAGCATCTCCTCGCGCTGCGCCATCAGCGCGTTCGCCTCCTCCTGGGTCGTCAGGTGCGCGCGCACGGCGCGGTCGAGGAGCCTCTGGGCCTTCTCTAGCTCCTGCTCCGCGGCGGTGACGTCGGAGAGCGAGCCGAGGAACGAGTTGTACTCGTCACGCAGCCGCTTCATCGCGTCGGCTGCGTCCTTGTCGCGCTTCATCTGCGCCTGTCGACTCTTGGCGCCGTCGCCGACGCCCTGGATCATGGCGCGCGTGGCGATCGGGATGAGCGCCGCCGCCTGCTGCTCGGCGACGAACTTCGCCACCGCATCCTTCTGCTCGAGCCGCTGCGCCATCCCGGCGAAGCCGCCGAACTCGGTGTTCTTGGCGACGTCCGCGAGGAGCCCCTTCATGCCCTCGGTGTGGCGCGAAATCTCCTTGAGGGTGTCGACCAGATCGCCGACCCGCGACCCCTTGCCCGAATCCTGGACGGCGCCGTAGATGTCGCTCGCGGCGTTGTAGCTGCCCGTGATCGGGTTGAGGTAACGACGCGCCGTGCTGACCCCGCGCCAGAGCGCACCCCCGTCGAGCTGGTAGCCGCCGATCGAGATGTCGCCCAGCTCTCCGACGGCCTTCGATGCCATCGCGCCGACGCTGGCCACCATGCGGAGGCTGTCCGCGAGTCCGGCCAGCGCAGAGCCGAGGAGCTCGACGGCGCGGGTGTTCTGCGCGAACTCCGAGAGCGACTTCGACGCCTCGTTGCGAAACTTCGTCCACTGCTCGGCGAACGTCGGTAGGCGCTCCGCGTACTGGTCGAGCACCTCCTGACGCTGCGACTTGAGCGCGCTGATGACGACCTGCGAGGTGAGCTTGCCCTCGTTGGCCATCGCGCGCATCTCGCCGCGAGTCTTCCCGAGGCTCTTCGCGATCAGGTCGATGATGATCGGCGCCTGCTCGAGGACGCTGTTGAACTCCTCGCCGCGAAGCGCACCAGCGCCGAGACCCTGAGAGAGCTGGGTGAGCGCAGCGTCGGCGCTGGCACCGGAGGCACCGCTCGCCTTGATCGCCTTCGTGAGCGTATCGACGGTCTCGATCGCCTGCCGCTGCGAGCCGCCCATGTCGGTGACGGCCTTGCCCACCTGACGGTAAAGGCCGACGACGGAGCCGAACTCCGACCCGGTCTCCTGCGCCGACTTGAACAGCTCGCGCTGCGCGATGATCTGCGCCTGGGTCGCCCCGTGCATCGCGCGAAGCTGGCTGGTAGCGTTCGTGTAGGCGTCGGCCATGTCCATGGCCTCGCGCGCGCCGAACGCGGTCGCCAACCCAGCCACAGATCGCCCGACCGCCCCGGCGAGGTCGCTGCGCCGGGCGTCGCTGGCTGCCTTGCGCATCCCGTCGCCGATCGACTTCGACATCGCCTCCGACGACTTCTTCGCCTGGCGCTCCATGCCGATGAGCTCGCGATCGATCACGTCCGCCCCACGCTTTCCCTGCGTGGGGTCGATCGTCACGACGATCTCGAAGTCTTCATCGTTCGCCATGGCTCACTTCTTCCTGGCCGCCTCGGCGGCTCGCTGCTTTGCTTCCTGCTCCTCGCGCTGCCACTTCAACCACGCCGCGTCCATCGCGCGGATGATGTCGTAGAAGGCGAGGAGTACCCGCCGAGAGCGCAGGCCCCACCGCTCGCCGTAGGCGAAGATCGTCGACTCCGGGATGGGCCCGATCCCGAAACCGATCGAGCGGTTCGTGCTCAGATCCCAGAACGCCTTGAGGCAGAAGGACTGCGCCAGCGACGTGACGGGCGGTTCGATGGCCTCGGGTGGTAGCGGCCGACCTTCGAGCGGGTACTGCCTCCACGCAGCCCCGTCGCGCTGCTCGCGCAGCTGCCAGGTCAGCCGCTCGACGAGTTTCCCGCGGCGGACTCCACATCGGCCGGGGTCACGTCGTCGGGCCCGGGGCGCGCCATCTTGACGACCTCCTGCTCGATCGCGATGAACAACCCCAGGCCGACCTGCGGGGCCTCGATGAGCTTGACCAGGAAGTCGCGCCCCTTCCTCGGGGTGTACTCGAGCGCCACCCACTGCCCATCGCGCTCGACCTCCCACCCGACGATCGCCGACGACGCGAAGAAGCTCACGCTGCATCCGGATCTCGTCGGGCGCCGTCTCTTCCTGCCGCTGACTCTCGAGGAAGTGCCGGAAGCCGGCCTCCATCAGGAGCGGGTTGTCGGGCGTCATCGGCACGAGGCCGAGTCGCCGGCGAGGCCGGATACTCTCGATCACGTGGTGCGCCGTGGCCTCGGGCAGCACGAACTCGAAGTCCTCGAACGATTCGCTCATCGTCGAGCACCGTGCGCCCGCGTCCGTCGAGGATCCACATTCGGTAGCAGGGGCGAGAATCGAACTCGCTTCTGCTCGGGTATGAGCCGAGCGCGCAGCCGGAGCGCCTCCCTGCAGGAAGCCGTTACGCCGTCGGGCAGTAGGGGAAGAGGCTGACGATCAGCGTCGAGCCGAAGATGTCGTCCTCGTGCGCGTCGGCGCCGAGCGCGATCCGCACCGTCTGGTTCGTCGGGGTCTCGGGCATCCCGTTCGACAGGCAGCACGACGGCATGTCGAAGCACGCCGCGCCGTCGCCGTTGTTGATGAACCAGTCGCAGCCGACCGCGTCACCGGCCTCGAGCGCCGCGATCACCTCGGGCACGGTGAAGTGCGCGCCGACCTCGACACCCACGTTGACGGGGCCGGCGGTGTTGGTCACCGAGCCCATCACGCCGTGGCCGCCGTTGCGCTGGACGTCGGCCTCGAGGTTGAGCGCGACGCTCGTGATGATGCCGGTGAACGCCGTCCCGGCGACCTTCGCGCGGATGCGCCCCCGGTAGATGTGCGACGTGGTGTTCACCATCGTCTTCTGGAGCGTCTTGACCGGCGCGTTGAAGTTCGTCGCGCGGCTCGTCGTCGGGCCCGACGTCGTGGTGCCGCGCATCGCCACCGAGAGCGTGGCCTTCGTCTTCTCCGGCATCGAGATCGTGCCGCGGACGACCTGCATCCCGTGGGCGTAGAGGTACGAGGCGGCGTCGCCGGCGCCGAGCTTGTTGAACACGCGCTCGGTGCGCCAGTAGGGCAGGAGGAAGTTCGCGTCCGTCAGGTAGCGGACCCGGACGCGCTGGCCGTAGAAGACGTCGATCAGCTTCGAGGAGCCGTTGTCGACGGTGAACGGCGCGGTGGTGTTCTCGATCCGCATCAGGTTCGCGGTCGGCGTCGCCGCGATGCGCGCGGGGCCGCGGTTGGCCGCGACCGCGAAGGTCTGCGCCGCCGCGACGCCGCCCACCCAGATGGTGTCGCCAGCCTCGAGCCCGAGCTGGGTCAGGTTCTTCGTCGTGGTGATCAGGTTGCCGTCGCTGTTGACCTGGAGGTCGCCGGATGCGAACCGGAAGCCGCACACCTCGACCGTCGCGCCCTCGGCGGCGGCGAAGGTCTCGGCGACGAGGCCTCCGACGATCGGGATCTGGGTGGTGGTGCCGCCCGAGTCGACGACCTTGAAGCCGTTGTTCGCGGCGATCTTCGCACCACGCACGAACACCAGCGTGTTCGCCGGAAGCGCCGCGCTCATGGTCGGCACGACGAAGTGCGCCGTGGTGCAGCTCGTCGGGAAGTTCGGCGCCGGGCCGGTGAACGCCGCATGGAGCAGGCCCTCCGCGAACTCGCGAAAGGTCGACCAGGTCAGGTCGGTCTCGATCGACCCCTCGACCATCTTGTCGACCGGCATCCCGCGCTGCCGCTGGTTCGCCGGCGAGACCGGCTCGCGCTCGACGCTCTCGATCTGCGGCGCGAACCCGGTGAGCCCGCCCGGGTTGTACTCGTAGGCGTGGACGACCGGGGAGCCGGGGAGCGCGCCCTCGCTCGACTCACGCGCGACCTGCAGGAAGGATCGGTTGCTCTCGCTGTAGCCCATGGTCGTGCTCCTCGGTCAGAAGGTCTCGTGGAAGGCGAAGCGCGCGCTGACGTTCACCTGGTAGTAGGTCGATGGCCCGGCGTCGCCGTCGACGCCGATGCGCCGGATGTCGGCGCCCATGAAGGTGACGGTGTCACCGGCGGTGCCCAGGTCGAGCCCGCGGAACACCTCGCGAACCTGCTGCGCCAGGGTCATCGCGCCGGCCTGGCCGTCGTCGGGGATGAGCGGGGCGAAGCACTGCGCGATCACGTCGGCGCGCTGGCGCTCGACGCGGTGGCCGACGGGGCCGTGGCCCGAGGGGTCCGGCGGCAGGTCGCGCACCGAGACGCGCACCCATGCCGTGTCGGCCGGCGGCTCGTACCGCTCGCCGTCGATCGTGAAGGCGACCGGCAG